ATTGGAAGTAGCATATCGTATCAACTCATATTCCCCGGCTTCCGCATGGCAATTCATAAAAATGCGCTTGTGACCAAAGGTCATAACCGATATAAGTACTCCTTTATCGAACAACCCTACCTTTATTTTGCTGTTATCTGATCCTTGGATATGATTAGCCTGAAGAAACTTGTTTTTTTCGGCAGTAGATATTTCTTGTATTACACACTTTCTAGCATAGATTTTTTCCTGAATCGAAAACTTCAATAGATGGCGGATTTTGTTCTTTGTGATTTCATTGTTGAACATCCATTCATCTTCGAATATGTGAATCAGACGAATGTTCTTTTTTTCACACAATAACGTTTTTCTTATGTGATAGGTCTTATCTTTTCCCCCTCCATTTTCACTATGCCAAAATAATCCATTGCATTCAAACGCCACGCTTAAATGTGGAATAAACAGATCGAGTTCTTGTCCATTACCCAATATTTTTTTGGAGTTACGAACAACTTTATTGTCGTCTTTGAGAAGGTCTTTGATGAAGGTATAAATATCCTCTTCGAACTGAGATCTAACTTTGGGAAAACAAACAAAACATCTTGGTATTCCCCCATCTTCTATTCTACCAATGAAATCGACCCCACATAATTTGCATCGAAACTTATGATCAATACATACACCTTTATACTCTGTTTTAGTGAATAGAGGTATAACCGGACCCAATCGAGAACCACTTATCAAGGTATCATAGAAATCCTCCCTTTTAGTCGTGGAGGTTTTTTGTCTTATTGCCGAAACTTGCTGGGCGTTGGATACTCCATATTTCTGAAATACCGCTGCTTCTTTTTTCTTTTGATCTTGAAGTATCCAATCTACTCCATAGTTAGCTTTATTTTGCTTCTTTATCTTGGACTGTACCTTTTTTGATTTGGTAGGGTTGTCCACTCCATATTTATTAGTCCAAGTTGATTTGCTCCTTGTTTTGATGGAATCCAATGATAAAGGATAACTAACTCCATATTTGATTTTGTTAGTAGATGTAATGCGCGATATAGTTTGAGGATCTTTTTGAGCGCAAGATTGACAACAAGTTCTCAGATATCCAGTAGTAAAAGCAAAGAAAGTGGTAGTATTGAAACAAGAAGGATTGCTACATTTATTCTTCTGTAATATAGAATGGTAAATGTGCCATATTCTTTGTGGAAGCGTTGAAACTATATCATCAAGGAATATAGTCAATTGAAATATGGACTGATACTCTTTATCATATCCATATTTTCTAAACCATTCTTCTTTGCACCGCTTCGCTACCAGTTTACCACCAATCAATAACTTCTCTTCTATCCATGTTTTCATATTTTGACCTTATTGCTTTGTACTCTAACACATAAGTACAACGCAGTCAAGTCAAAAATGAATATTTATCCAAGTTCTGACAAAACGTTACGGATGATATCTTCGATTCGTTCCCAACGATTGTTTATTGGGGTTTTGACCATATTTTCGGCAATTGGAACCTGACCCGTAGGAGCCATAAATGCTCCTTGAGTGCTAGGATTTGAAACAAAATCAAATGCTATCAGCTCAAAGTCATCTCCCACGATAGCTGTTCCTTCTTGAACGCCTTTCTTAAGGGTTCCCAACCCACGGCTAGAAATGCCCAGCTTGATTCCATTACGGAACAACTCGCGGAGAATATTTCCGTTGGGGGTCGTGAGCACTTCAACGCTTCCTACCAGATCGTCACCATGCCAATGCATTTCGACAACATTGTGAGATACGTTTTTTAGATTGACAACGGAAGATTCGGGGTGATCCAACTCGCCCATAGCGCGGCGTTCCGCGACGAATGTTTGCAGGTACTTGCCTACCTCGCGCTCGAGGATTTCGTCGGGGTAAACACGCCCGTTCTGATTCTTCCTGCCTTTGCGTTGGAGAATGCCTGTCACCTTGAAAGGTTGCCCCGGGTTGTTCATTGCCTCTTTCAACAGCACTTGATCTGCTTCAAAGGTAATGCACTCTACTAGAAGTTGCTTGGTGTCCATATTGCTTATGCTTTCTCCGGTTCATCTATATTAAAGGTGGTGTTAGTTGGTTCAATCTTTGGCCCTATATCCCTCATCGTTTTCTTGATACGAACCTTGTAGGCACCTTTCACTGGCTCAAACTTGGCCAGTTCATATCCTACTTGGATATTTCCTTGAGGCCGACTGACCGACTGCAAAACTCGTTTCATCAACACGTCCGTCAACTTGAGCTTCAAATGATCTTCGGGGATGAGCAAATCATACACGGCTACAGTACTCATTCCATCGGACAGTTCTCGCATCCATCCAAGAGCTTTCACAAACTCTCTGGCTCCCAAACGAGGATCTTTCATCAGCTTCGCTGCCCACGGTTTGATATCATCCACGATTGATTCTATGGAGTATGCATCATATCTATTCGTGTTTTCTTCTTTCATGGCACCCGCCATCGCGGTCTTTCGAGTCGTTTTCGGCACTTCGGGCGTGGCAATGACAACAGGATTCTTTCCTTGTGGCTCCCTTGGAGTCGTCTTTGGAGACGGAATCCCACTGGCGAGCCCAACAATCTGAATCTTGGCCCGGGGCTTCAGAAAATACTCTCTTGGCTTCCTTTGTGATCGATCATGTGCCACCACTACGAAGTTGTCATAGTAATCATCAATGCTCATATCCGATACATCAAACTCATAATCCTTTTCGTATTGTTTGTATCCACGAGAAGAACGAGCCCGAACACGTTTGCCTTTCAGTTGAGCATTGATAGCCGCTTCGAACTTCTGCTTGACCTGTTCCGTCGTTCCGTCAACTGCCTGTTGAAAATTGCCAAAGTCTCGTCCGAGGTCATAAGACTGACCTTGCAAGATAGCATATTCAACAATGCATTTGAGCGGAATCATACTTATTGCTTCTTGGTCGAAAATCGTTTGGCATGACTTGCTTCTCCACTTTTCACTTCAGGTTGAGTCTTACCACAATGTTGACATTCAATCTGTCCATCCGAGCGGAGTGGTTTATGACAAAATCTGCAAACGGAACTTCCATCCTTATTTTCGTATAGATTGTCTCCACGGAGTTCCATTTCCTTCTTGCCGATAGGAGTTAAGTTGTACCCCAGTTTTGCCGAGCCAGCTACGCCAGCCTTGCTTCCACCCTTACGAGAGAAAGCGGCAGGAACGTTATAGCCAGTTACGGCGCTCGTGGTCGTCATTTCCTTCACGGGGCTCTTTTGGACTTCAACATTTTCTTCTCCACCGATGGATTCGTGTTGACCAGTCTTAGGGTCATAGTAATGATAGATTCCCTTAACTTCGTCCTTGATTGCCTTGACTGTTTTTCCGGCCAACCGTCCTGTCTTGACACGAATTGTAAGTGGATTGGAGAACCTTTTCTCTATGCCCTCATTAAAACGTTTCTTCTTCTTGGTAGCAAACCCACGCTTGCTGAATGCATTTGGAGTCGAATATCCAGAAACAGCCGCCGTGCAAGTTTGCTCATTGGCATACCCCGCGTCTTCGCCCGGAGGCCCACTCGGTGCTGGTACTTCTGAAGCAGAAATCTCAGCCCATTTATTGGTCTTAGGATCGAGGTAGTACCATTTCGTCCCACGGTTGATCAAAAAGCGACTTCGTTCGATAGTCTGTCGTTTCTTAAGCAGATAGACCACTTCTCCCGTGACTGCTTTCTGCTTTCTCGATATTGTCCACTTGCTAGTATTCCCTCGACCGATATCCTCTGGATCTGGCCAAATCTTATTAGCCATATCCTCTACCCACTTCTGATCAGAAGGCAATTGCTGTGAGGAAGGAAATTCCCAGTTTTCCCTTTCCATTTCCTTGAGAACTCCCTTGACAATCTCTTCCAGAACTCTCTTGAGGTCTGACTTTTTGATGTTTTCCTTAACGGAAGTTGGTGGAGTTGTTGGCGGTGTTTTAGAAGACGCGCCACCTTTATCCGTTGAACTTTTGAGGGTCTTGACCAAATTCATCAATGGTTTACTTCCGGTTTCTTTGGCCAGTTTGTATAGATCAATGATTTTGTCCGCTGGCATCATTGATCCGGGTTTGATGGTCTTCAGAGCATTATCAACGTGAGTTTTGATGGATGGAGGCGGAGTACGAACTCCTTGTGATTTACCGATGTTAAGAGGTTCACCCATCCCTGACAAGACCATCAGATTTTGCATGAAATCATTACTCTGTTCTCCAAGCCATGTAGCAAGGTCATTGGTATTCTGGCATATTCTAGCAAAGTTCCCGGTTAACCACAGGTAGATTCGTTGAGGAAATACAATTACGGATTGATAACCTCGGTCACTGCGATAAGCTCCCATCTCGTCACTCCACTTATATCCCGCTTCCTCTAGCACAAGTGCGGTTTTTGGTTGAGCTTGGGTGCGTGCTTCCATCGTAATGCCATTCATGGATAACAACTGCTGGGCAGCAGGAAGAGGCACGACCTTGTGAGCCTGTAACAGCGCTATTATTTTTTGTTCGTTAGGTTGAAATGACATTTTTCGGCTCCAGTTGTTTCCGGACTTCTTTTAGTAATTCATAGGAAAGCATCAACACCATAACGTGATTGTCTTTGACAATCTTCCCGGGGTTGATTTTGTCCAACTGGTTGACGACTTCACGAATCTTGATCTTGATAACATCTGAATCGTGAATAGTATCGACCAACCCAGTTAATGCTTGCTTGATTTCGCAAACTTTGCCTTTGACGTAATCACCAAATTGGTTGGTATTGGCAACATTGCAAATGTATTCACGTAAAACCGACTTCTGTTCATCGTCGAGTTTTTGAGAATATTTATCATTCAGTTTCTCGACCAGAAGTTTGTAAGATAAAAGACGGATTTCCTCAGACTGAGTTTGATAGTAGTTGATGAGTTCATCTTCGGTTTGCGTGGCCCTCGGTTTGTCAGAGATGTGTTCTACTATGCAGTTCTTGGCTTGAAACGCCTCTTTGACATCAAACCGCAAATCCTCGGAAACTCCGTCTTCAAATGTTTTGTAGATGGATGCCAGCAGACGATAATTATGCACCGGAGCTTTGAGCATTTCATCTATCGGATAAGCCTCCTTGATTTCTTTGATCAATTCGTACTTCTGTTGAGTCAATTTGCGGTCATTGAGTTTTTTTCTAGTTTCTACTACCACTGAAAGTAAACGCTCGGCGTGCCCTTCCTTCTTGATTTTTTCGGTCAACAGAGTGTTATACAACTGCCATTCCTTACCCAGTTCAGTATTCTCTTTGAAATACTTGTAGAGTAGATCTCTGGCGGTGGACGCTTCACTACCGGCAATAATATCTGCTGTCACTTGCCTTGTAAGGAGTTCAAACAGAATACCGGTATTTCTAAACTTGGAATGGCGCATTTTTTTCTGCATAGTAATAAGTCTCGCTCTTCAACTGAAATATAAATATCTGCATGGATTTGCAAACCCATGCAAATATTCGTGTATGTCCATCATTATTCTAGTATATTCGACTCATCTAACATGGACTTTTTGCTACCTGTCGTTTGTGCCTCTGCAAGAAGTTCCTTTTTAATATCAGATCTTGTTGCAGAATTGAATTTGGACAAGCTACTCATCAGTGCTTGATCTGGTTTTGGAGATTTCCGTTGTCCTTCTTTCATTGCCAGAGGAGTTCCACCGGCAAAGTTATGAGTGATGGCACTTTTTTTCTTGCCTTCGCTCCTCTTTTTTGGTTTTGCGTGAAGTTCCTGATCGCCCAATGGATCTTCTCCGAACGGATGATCACTGGCTTTATGTTCGCCCGACTGATCTCTTTCCAGTTTCACTTCGCCGACGACTGGTTCGTTTGGGTTTCCTTCAACTTCTTTCAACCCTTCAGGCCCGCTTCCACCCAGACCACCTTCCCCGCCTTCAGGACCGCCTTCAGGACCACCCTCTTCTCCTCCAAGATCAGTCATGTCTTCGTCATCCATACCACTAACCCCTCCACCTCCACCACCCATAGAGTCTCCACCACCCTTGACCTTTCCAATACCAATCTTCTTGAATGGTTTGGCTGGGTCATTTCCTTCTTCTTCGATCGAAGCGAAACGGTAGTTCTGGATAACATCTTCAACCACTTCTTCCTTGACCGCCTTGGCGTCGTCTTCAGACATATTGAAGATGTTCTTGTAGATCCAAGCCTTGGAGAACAGTTTGGCTTCCATCATATCCATTGCGACAGAAACCTTATCGCTCCAAATTTCGATCTTCTCCTTTTCGAAGATGGTGCTTGGGTTGGTAAGTTCAAGTTCAAAATCAACCAAGCTCTCGTCACGGTAGCCTTGGGCGTACAAGTGAACGATAGCAATTTTGGTCAACTCCGATGTAATAATACGCTGGATGCGCTGAATCGTGCGAGCGAAGCGAACGTCTTCTGAAGCCAGAGTTGCTTTGCCTGATAGACCTTCTTCATATCCGAGGAATGCCTTGGGAATCTTGAGAGCCGCCATCAGTTTGTTCTTGAGGTACTCAATATCTTCTGTTCCCGTCCAATCCATACCACCGAGGGTATCGATCTTGGTTCCGCTATCTCCGCCACGAACAGCGATGAAATAGTCTTCCACCATATTCATAAGGTTGAAGCGAAGGTTGTATTCGCCAGTTACCTCATCCATGTACGGAACCTTCTTCATCATATCCTTCTGCTTCTGCATGAAGGTATCCACTTCGTTAGGTGGAATGTTTCCGATGTCGGTGTAGAAAATACGTTTCTCGGGAGCACGCATAATACGATGGATGAGCATTGCGTCTTCCATCAAACTGAGTTGCTTCCAGACACGGCGACCACCTTCGATCATGGATTTACCATAAGGAAGGAAGTTGCTATCCGACATCAAGCGAAAGTGAGCCATCTCATAGTTTTCACAAATCTCGGCCTGTGATGTATCAGTCGGGCGTAATTGGAACTTGACATATCGCTTGTTGTAGGGGTCGGAGTTTTCAATACGCTCGACATTGTAAGCCGAGATTGGATCAACCATATAGACGCCGTACTCAGGAGTAATGTACAACTTCAAGAAGAAATCCCCGTACTTGCACATGTTACGAGTCCATGACC